CCATTGAACTGCTTGAGCGTCCAACCCATATCCGCATAGGCATGAAGCTGGGCGCCGTGGCTCCAGATGCGCAGCTTATTCAAGTCCACCGCGCCGCGTGCCTGCTGAATAAGCCAGATACCGCGCCGCAGATGGTCGCGTGTCAGCGCCGGAGTTCCCGAAAGCGGAATGACGTTTGCGTTGTATTGCGGGTTGTTTACCCGGTTGATGTTCTGGAAGTTCACGGCAAATGTGCCGTTGTCCACAATTACCTTAAGTCCCGCCATTGCCTTGTTGAAGGAGTCGGCGGAGCCAGCCGTAGCGCCAGAAGCGGAAACAATCGCATCGCCGACCGCAATCGCCGTTGCCGAAGATGCGGGACCAATCGTGATCGTGACGTTGCCGCCAGCCGAAGTATTCGCAATCGTGCCAGCCGCGCCAAGTGTGTTGTTCACGCTAACAATCTGCGCCGAAAACTTCACCGGGGTCGTGGTGCCGGTATAGACGTTGATGAATTGCCCGGACCGCAGATACCTTGCGCCGTCACCCGTTCCCGTCACGTCGAGCGTGGTGTTTGCCACTGTCGAGGGCGTGGTGGTGTTGTTCATCTTGCCCAAAATGCCCGTGCCATCAAGGAAGCTGTAGTAGTTGAGTTCTTTTATGGCCTGCACAACGCCGTTCCTGACGTTGAAACCGAGCGACTTCACATAATTGGTTGCATCGCCACCCCCTCCAGCATCCAAAGCTGCGCCAGTGAACTGAATTGTTTTGGCATAGCTATAGAAGCCCACAAGCGCACGGGAGAGCTTTTCAGAATCCCCACCAGGCAATGCGCCGCCATCGGCGTACCAGGTATGCGCCCCGTTAGGCGCCATGTGGACGGGAATTTCAAGCCCACGGTTGGAAATCATCGTGCCCGTGCCTTCAAATACATCGTTCCAAAGCACAGGTGCCGTGTTGAATTGCTTTGTCACACGGGGAGAAAAGACAGTCTTGAAGATTGGGTCTGCTGCGGAAAGATCGAATTGTCCCATTTGGGCCTGCTAGAGGCCGCTGCTATTTGTAGGCGTTCTTGATTTCGTCGGCGGTGATGTCGCCCCAGATGGGGTCAACGCCGGGAGCATTTTCCTTGGCCGCGCCTGCTACGTTTTCGGCTGCGGGAACGACACTTCTAGCTCCACGCGCTTCAACGCCTTGGCGGGCTTCATGCTCTTTGTTTGCAGCGGTCTTGGTTTCAGCAGTTACGCGCTTGGATGCTTCAGCGAAGTATTTCGGAACGTCGGTAAACACGCCTTTGTTGACTCGCTCGCGGGCTGCGGGGTCGTTCCACAGCAGCTTTTCCGCTTTCAAGCGGATGTAATCGCGCTTGTCTTCGCCAAGATTTTCAGGCAACTTCGCCACCAATCCGTCAAACGCCTTGTTATAGCTTTCGCTGATTTGCGCTTGCTGGCGGGCGGTGAGGTCGGCCTGCTCCTTGGCCTTCATCGCGGCTACTTCTCGTTCTAGCTTGTCAACCCGTGGGTCCGGTTCCGATTCGGCAACTCTGCTCCCGTTGCCGTTCTTTTTCTGGAGGGCTTCGTACTCGCGTTTGCCTTTTTGCTCAAACCAGCGGTCAGAGATTCGCGTAATCAGCTCGTCGTGCAGAGCCGGGTCGTTCTTCTGAATCTCATCAAGCAAGGCATCGGGATTGTTCTTGAGCAGCGAAGGAAGGTTATCCATCGCCGTCTTTGCCTGCTTGAACTGCTCGGCTGTTTCGGGTGTTATCCCGGCAGCAACGAGTTGCTGGTAGGCTAAAACGTCCGCTTCGGTGAATTGGGATTTGCTGTCCTCAACCGCAACTTCGGTGGCTTTGGACGTTTCCGCAGTCGTGGTCTGCGTTTCAGAGGTCGCAGACTTTGCTGTGGATTCCAACTCGGTAAAGCTCAGGGCTTCACTCATGGGCTAAGTTATAGACTCCTTTCAAACGGTAAGTCAAGAAATTTCATCGGGTGTGCCCGTTTCTACGTTTCTGCTGGGCGCTCTCGCTCATACCGCGCCGTCCACCATTCTGCGCTCCGTTCTGGTTGCCACCAGGCGGTTGCGGCCTATTTGGTTTAGCTGCTTGTCCTTTTACTGCCCTATCGTGACGAAACTGTGGGTTGGCATTAGGATTCTGTTCTTGGCCTTGCCCGGGTTGCTGCTCCTGAGTTCCTTGAATCGCCGCCATCGCTTGCTGCGCGGTTTGCATGTTCCGCATATGCATCGTGAAGTGATTGAACGCCTCGGCTTTTACTTCGGGCGGCTGGGTGTCGTATTCATCCGAGTTCATCCAGTTCTTCAGCGTTTGCATATGCGCCATATCGTTCTGAACAAAGGGAATAGGCTGGGGTTTGCCGCCTTGCTTGATTTGCTCTATTTCCTTTTGCTGTACCTTCGCATCCTCATTGAATTCATCGAGTTCGACCGGCAACTGGTGAAGCTCCAAAGCCTTTCTGCGGACTACTGGAGGCAACTGGGGATTAAAGGCTCCAACGGCAATCGCCTGATTGAACGTATCCACCTTTGATGGGTCAAATGGAATGATTCTCGCCTGAACCCGCACCCGGTCCATATCCAGCAATTCACCGCGCAACTTCTTGAATTCCCACTGGCCATTAACGCCCATCGTGGCCTGTACGCGGTCATCTAGCCAGTTGTTTGCCGCAAGCTTCAACATCTGCACGGCCCAAAGTTCGTTTGCCTCTTTATAGAGAAGCTGGAGCGGTCCCAGCATGGATTGGCTTCGTGCTACAGCATTTTCCTGCCCACCAAAGGTAGGATTGCCGGGAGCTGGCTGGCCAATTGCGGCAGGAGATACCCCGCTGTGGAACTGCATATTCTGCAAGCGGGTTTGCCGCCAGTTCCATACATCCGAGGAAATCTGTCCGCCCGGAAACCACTTTGCAGCCTGCTCGATGCTCTTTGTGCCAAGATTCTTCAATTCCACTATATTTGCAGCATCGTTAATCCAGGAATTCTTGTCGCTGCGCTGCGCGTCAATCATCATGAGCGGCATAGTGTTGAAGTCTACATGGCGCAAAAGCATACGGTCGGTGGCATCGTAAAGCATCTGCTCGGGAATTAGATCGTCGTCACCATCGCCCCAGAACCTTCCATCCACTGGGATATGCTTGAAATGTGTCCAGTGGTCGTCCATCGACTCGTTGCGGGTTGTTAGCAGATTATCTTCGGCTTTTGCCGCATACATGCCATCAGGGAACTCCTTTATGAGTTCCTTGTCGAAGTAATACTGGCTGGGCCGCAGCCAGCCCTCAATGAGGGGAGTTTTCGATTGCGCCGTCGAGCGTTCATACCAGCCGGGATATTGGGTTGGGTCATTCGGCAAATCCGGAATGGCTTGCTGGTAGATTAGCCCGATGTCCTCGGAAGCATTCACTGTGTCGCCAGGAACGTAGCCGCTTGTAATCGTAGATTTTGGAAATGTGGCTTGTAGAGCTACATTATCTACCATCCTCACGCGAAGTAGATACGGAGCCTGCCATAGCGTTTTTACAGACGAGCGGACATATACCTCGAAAGAGTTAACGACTTCGCAGACTTCCTGCCCTCGCGGGTAAGCTACTTTTCCTTTAACCGCTGGAATCGTGGCCTTTGTCGGCGGATTATTCTGAATCGGGTAGGGTGAGCCAGGTCCGCAATTCGGGCAAACCTCCTGATGCCCTTCGCCTTGCATTTGGCAAACTGGGCACTGCCATGTACCGCCGTCTATCTCGACTTCCACATCCTCATAAACAGGAACGGTCTGAAAGCCATAGCGTGGGTCAACAGAGTAGTAAGAATAGCGGAAAGAGTTGCCATCCGTCCGAAGGTTGAACGCTTCCATTGCTCGGATAGCGTCATAGCCCACATTCTCTTTCTGGATGTCAAGCACGGCCCGCGCCGCTTCCGCTACGCCTTGCGATTCCGGGTCACCGCTTGTCGGTTGCGCTATGAACTCAGGGGCCGTCTGCACGTACATCGCCGCTCCGTAGCGGATGTAACTGCGATAGTAGTTGGAAGCAAAAGAGTATTCCCCGGAGTTGATGCCGATGGCATCGAAACTCATCCCCACATCTGATAGAACATTATCGTGATAGCCGCCAAAAAACAGGCGATTGCGAAACCATTTCCTGTGTAGCTGAATCTTTTCGTAGGCGCATTCAAAGTAAAAATGGTCTATCAACCATTTGATTCTTTCTCTCTTATCTTTGAAATTTGGATAACCCTCTAGCGGCTTTTTTGGTTCTTTAGAAAGCTCATCCCGAACAGGTTTATCCCCGCCTTTGAATATGGAACGTAGACCGCCAAGCATTCCGCCTAACGCGCCCATCGTTTCCTCAGATATTCCATTTTAGCGGCGGTCTGCATTCTTCCGTTTTGCCGTCTAGTTAAAGCCGGATAGGCTCTTGCCCATCTCCACGAATCCTCTGCTAGTTGGCGCTTTAGTATTAAATGCGGGAAAACGTGGTACAGAAATTTCCTAACATCGTTTAGCGTTTTTGGTTGCAATCTGAAGATTGCCTTTTTTGTCCAGTTGTTTTTATAATGCGTCTCGTGAAGATAGCATTCAATCCCAAAATCAACCATGAATTGCTGGATAGCTAACAATGGTGCCTTTTCCGACTGATAAATAATAACTACTGGCCTCTTTAATTTTTCGTAGCCCATAGGCACAGAAATAGTTCCTTCTCCATCGAAAAAGCCGCCTATGTAAGACCAGTTCATCATTGAGGATTCTCTTTGTTCAGCATCGCCTTAAGCACGTCCATTCCAGGCACCGGAAACTTTACCGTAACCTTGTCGCGCCGCTGTGCCTTCGTCGTTCCTAATTCCTTTGGCGGCCACTCCTCGCGCTCGGGAAGCAATTCCTTGATAGGTCCGGCCAGCGGATGCTCGTCGGGCAGTGGGTCAATCCCGTGTTTTGCTAGCAGCCTGTCCAGCAGATGCTTTATCGTTCGGCTGTTCTGCCACTCCCTCAGAATCAGCAATGTGGCCAGTACGCCGGGCAAGAGCAATGATTGCAGGTGCAACTCCACGCAATTCCTCCTTCGTGTAATCGTCCCAGATGTCTTCGCCTTGCAGTTCTTCCTCTTTAGGCATTATTCCCCCTATCAGGGTGGCAAGAAGCACAAGCCATGCGTGCCGGTGTGTTCGGGATGTGCGTGTCGAACGGCTGCAATTCCGCTATCGAAACCACTTTGCCGCATAGATGACAGCGCAAGCCCATGCCCATAAAACGAGCAATCGGAATTTTTGGCACAGCATCCAGTTCCGCCTTTTCCTGCGCTATCTGCGCTTCTAGTTCCGTTCTTGGAAGTTCTTCAGCCATGTTTAACCTTCACCGAAATCTTTTGCTTCATTTTAACTTCGGCTTTTTTCTTGGTCTTTTCGCCGGACTTGCCCTTATTCGACAGTTTGATTGCCGCCATCATCAGCGGCTTTGCTAGCGGTCCCATGCTGCTCAGGTCAGCTTGTCCCATTGAGTTCCCTTATCAGGCGTTGTGCATCCTGCCATTCTAGTTTGTCATCGTCGCGCCATTGCGAGCAAATATCCCCAGCGGCTACACGTGTCTGTAAAGCGCGGCAGAATCCCGTCACCGATTCCCATTTTGGCTCATCGCCATCGGTTTTGTAGTGGTCGCAATCATCTCCGCCCTCAACTCCCCCGCAGTTCGCTCCACCATATTCCTGCCCGACTTTCGGAGCATTTATCCAGAGAAGCCCTAAATTGTCGGGGTCGGAAGTGGCGCGATAAATAGCTTCGCCCTTATTCGGCTCGCCATAGAGCTGCATCGAGCAGCAGGGCCAATATTCTATCTGTTTGGCATCGGGGGTCGCTTCTTTAGGCCAGATAATTTTCTTGATAGTGAGGCGTTTGCCGATAAGCCCGCACGTCTCCCCTTTTTCGTTGTAGAACTGGCAGTTGTAGCAGGAGGCAGGCTCATAATTCATTTCCTCGGCGGTGGTGAAAAGCGCTTCGCCTTTAGTGTTGATTACAGGCTCATCCGACTCGGGAGCAGAAAAAGCCATACGCATAGCGTTGATTTTCGATAGATTCTTCGACTGGTAAATCGGGAATCCGCCGTCTTCGATTTTTAGGTTAGCGCGACTCAAACAAACATCTCCTTAAATCGCTTTTCATCTCGCGGATGAACCCAATAAGTGACTGGTTGTATAGGAACCATAGATTGCTTCATTAACTCGACGGCACGGCGAAGCATTTCTGCAGTCAGAACATTACTAGCAGGAACAATTTTTATCTCTGAAGGGAAACTAAAAACGCGGAAAGGCCAAGTCCTGACTGCCGCAGTTACGGCAACCCCTCCAACCATTGTTTTGAAAAACGAGCGGCGATTCATAGGGATGGCGGCACCGCCTTCCTTATTTCCGCTTCAACGGTAATAAGAGCATTCGCCAGAAAACGTATGATGTTGCCGGGAATGAACACAGGCACGGTTTCGTCGCCACGCTTCATAATCAGCCGCCAGCTATCCTGCCCGAATACAGGCCATAGGTAGTGTCCGTCATGCACATCGAATTCAAAACCATCCGGCTCGGGGAAAGCGTCAAAGAGGGCATCGACTAGAGGGTTCAATTCTGGCGGGGCCGGAGCCTGTATCATTGCGCTACCTTTCTAGGACCGAACATTACGCCTTTTCTGTGAAATAGCAAAGAAGATTTGCCGAGAGCCTTGGCGTGCTGCTCTTTTTCTTCCTGTTCTTTTTTCTTTTGCCAGTAGATGCGGCTATTCAAGTCTATGCCTTCTTTCATCCAGATTTCAGGCTTTGGCAGGTCGGCGGGCAGTGGCCGGAAGGTGTGAATGAGATAACGGCGAGCATCGTTCGAGTGGGAATTTTCGTGGCTTGGCTCGTTTTTAGCTTCGCCAGACCTATCCTTTGCCCACTTATAAGTGCCTAATTCGCGAATGGAGTTCACATTGGATTTTGCGACAAAATACCGTGGAGAGCCTTCGATATTCGGGTTAAAAGGGTGCTTAAGGCGTGGGTCGATGTGGAAATATTGGGCGCATTTGAATAAACCGGGCTTGACTTCCTTATTGGCTGACTGACCGCCGATGTTGTACTCCTCAAGCTCAATCGCAGCCGCTCTTTGAGCGTAGTCGTAAGCCATGCCTTCCAGCATCCGACCCTGCATAATCGTGTGCCACTGGTCGGCAATGGGGGCTAACCTCAAATCCGAGCCGTAAATCTCGGCAAATTCGTAAAGATTGCCGTCAGGGCCAAGCGAGGCAAACTGGATAGCCCACGGGTCTCCTTCCTCACCGCCACCCACGTCCACGCCCACATAAACAGGCCATTCTGGCGGAGGAGTGGACCTTCCACCGAAGATTTCCCACTTCTCAGAATCATCCCAAACGTGCGTAGGCTCGCTAAATTCCTTGTAGATGAGGTCGGTGAAGTCCGAAAAACTGCCTAAAACGAAGCGGTCATACCAATCTGGCGGATATAGACACTTCCTGCGGATGTGGTACTCCTCCGGCAGGAATACGTTATCCATCGAGGAAGCGCCAATACCGAGATTTAAACCTTTCATCTCGGGAGAGCGCTTATGATCGAAGAAATACCGCCACTGATAGTCATGGCCAGCAGGATTTGACGAAGAACGGTAAAACCGCCGATTGACACCCTTGCGCCGGAGGCGGCCCGTGAGCATCAAAAACACTTCCTCGGATACCTCCGAAGCCTCATCCACACCGGCAAAACTCAAGTTGAGCGACCGGATATGCCCCATGACCTTTGGCTCTGAAATATCTAGGTGCCGGAAGATAACTTGATGCCCGCTATTGAATGTCCAGGTCTTTTTAGCCTCAGCCCACTCGCCCATTGAAGCTGGAACAAGCTCCAAAAACGTCTTCATGGTGGTGGATTCCAGTGCGGGCATATTGAGACGCCCGAGAAGGGAAAATCCATTTGGCTCTATGATGGCGTTACAGATGCACGAGGTGCAGAGGGCTACGGATTTCCCGGCTCCTTCACCGCCAACATAGGCAGCGGCAAAGTGCGTGGAGGTTACAAATTCTTTCTGCTTGGGCATCCGCTCAAGCCCAGCAATCGCGTCAGCTAGTTCCAGCTCGCCTTGCCAGTAGCCCATGCGGCGAGTCTATACCTTCCGCGGCCGAACGTCATCCCACAGCGGACTCAGCGCCAAATATAGCAAAAGCAGAAATATCAGCATGTCTAGTACCTCTCGTCTTTTAGCCTAAACGTCTGATAGTCAATCTTAGGCCCAGGCATTGAATCCAGCTTAAACCGCTTCTCTTGGCACGTCTGGCAATTGCAAAACTGCCACTTCGATTCCGCTACATGCTCGTTAATCTCTTTGTACTCCAACCCCGGCACCCTCGGAAATTTCATTTGAGTCCCGCTCCTCTCGCAAACTCGCACACCCCACAATGGCAACTCTTCGCGTGCTCTTGATAAGCCGGAGGTCCAAAGAATCCTCCACTCTCATCAGCACCCCGTGCACCAACAGATAGCTCTCGTACCCGTGGCACGTCTTCACTAGTTTTACTTCCACCGCCATTGCCTGCCTCAGCCTCCGCTACCGTCTCTAAAATCAAATCCCTAACGTACTCACCAACCACCTTACCGGCGTCCTTCGCCAACCCAGTTAACTTCGTTAAATCGTCGTTCTCGATATACACTTTCAACAGCTTCCGGTCGTTGAATCTCACGGGACCACGTTAGCAGATGGGACCACGTTGTCAAGTGTTTCATGGGACCACCGAAAACCCTAAAAATTATATATGCATAGATACAATAGTTTCGACACCCGGCCTCTCATCGCCTGCTTGTCCCCACCCGGTATGCCAGTGTCCTATAACACCCATTATGTACCAAGTTGTAGTACTAGCTAAGTTATAGGTATTGTGCTACTTATCGCTAGTTGGCTTAGTTGACGTGTCGCTGGATTCAGGCAAAACACCATTAGTTGTGGTTTGTGGCTGATTCGCTGCTGGCTGAGCACCAGACTGGCCTACTGTTACATTGCCCATTAAGTTCTGTATTGCTAGCGTGAGATGCGGGTCTTGCTGCTTGGAAGTCTTTGCATTCAAAGGCCATATTGTGTTTTCGAGGACTTTGATGGCCATATTCTCTGAACCCTTTGTGAGCCGGTCGTGAGCCACTTGAATTGCGCGAGGAATCAAACCTAAGCTCTTTCCTTGCTCGGTTTGGAGAGTTCTATCGAAATCGTTTAGCTCGATTACATTTGTGACGGTATTTATGGCGATGTCTAATTCTTTTGCAATCTTTGCTTTGGAGTGGCCACTGGCTCTTTTAGCTAGGATGGCTGATTGAATGGCTGGTGCTTTGCGCGTTCTTTTGGGTTTGTAGGCTGTACGGGGCTGTGGAGGGGCTTCTAGGCTATCTGTAGGATTAGTGCTGGCCATTGCATCCGCACCCTTTGAGGAATTGCTTTTCTGCTTCGGCTAGCTTAGCTGAGAGGTCGTCAGTCTCAGTAATGCGGACTGCTAGCCGTAAGTGCTTTGTACAGCTTGGATTATCCTTGACCCAAAAGCATACTTTTTTCTGGCTTCCTGGGGATTTAGCCCACGTCCAGCCACAACTATCGTCTAGCCGCCATCCAGGAGGAACTTTTAGAGGGCTATTCTGACTGGCCATGCTGCCTCGCAAAGAAGTGTTTCTGGCCTTTGTATAGTGCGCGATATTCCACTTTCCGCCTAAGCCGTACTTCCCTGTTTATGTTCATAACACAAAACAGTTTGCGGATTCTTACCTTAAGCTTGTCTTGTAAGCCGCTTGCATCAAATGGTAAGTCTGTGGCCATGCGCTGAGTGTAACGCCGATCTGGTTTGCTGGTCAAGGGGCTGATTGGCTGAAAGTGGCTCGAAGGGCCTAAACTTTGCGCTGTGCCTTGCGGTCGAAGTCTGCTCTAAGTTGCTGCCAAGCCTCGTGATTTGCGCCTACGTCCTCTGCATCAGCTTGGCTTTGGCAGGCGCCGATGAGCTTTCCGCATTGCTCACACCAGCATCCGTATGGCCTTGCTGCCACTGTGGGGTCATAGATTACTCGGCAATTATGCTCCATGCTTTGCCTTTGGGCGGCCGCCCAATTTGCCGTTTCGCCGCGAGCTGGCTGCCTTCTTATCGCTTTTTATCTTGCCCAAGGCTACAGCTGCAGGGTTCTTGGGTTTATCGGTCATGGCTTGGCTGCTCCGCCTTTAAGGCTTTCGACTTCCGCCTGTAGTTGCTCGGCGCTCCAACCCTTGTACGGATTATCATCGGCGGGATAGTGCCGTTCCGACTGTGCAGCAAGAACTCCAAGGCTTCGGCCCAATTCCGCTTCCTCTTTTCGTAGAAGCGAATCAGGGCTTTCGCTTCCTTCTGCGTCTTGCTGGATTTTGAAGCCACCGTTCACCTCATCGTATTTCACGGTTCAACTTCCAATTTTTGCCATTCTCCATTGACGAAATACTTGTCAACTGGATTCGGCGAATCACACGGCACATAGGAGACCGTTAGAATCAACGTCTCTGCGTTTGTGGAAATGCCCATTACATGCTCGAAAACTAATTCCTTTGAAGCATTAAACCTGACTGTAGCTTTCATGGCTCCCAATTTCCTTTTGTTCGTGGAATGTTTAGTTCTGCGAGTTCTTTTGAGGGGGCTGGAAGGCAATCCAAGTCCTTCCTTTGCTCGGAACTATGTCGAGCTGTTCGCCCCCTATTGTTTACCCTGCCCGACACCCCTAACTTCCCTCACCCAAGAAGGTTTTGCTGTTTCTTAGCCGCGTGCAGCGCAACATCACTAAGTATTCCTTTGAACTGGCGGCTTAATGCTTGGCAACACCCCTCCCGATAAGCCACGCAGACGTAAGGGGTGAATACGCTGTCACCGGGTTGCTCGGGAGTTTTCTTTCCGTGTTGTGGGAAATACGCTGCGCTGTCTCTTGTTTCAGCTCTGCTCTGGAGCCAACTATCTGCAAAACCGGAGAACCCGGAGTTCGATGCAGCATGGAGCAAAGCAGAGGTGAGGCAAGAGTCAGCCAGCTTGCCCAGATTGGGCCGTTCCACTTCATTCGCGCCGAAGCGCCAAGAGTGAAGCAAGTAGACTTGGAAAAACGCAGTTGTGAATTCACCGGGTCCTTCTAAGAATTCATTCGGGGCGAGTGGCGAGCGAACCCGGTGAAAGGTGGCATACTCACCGGCCCGCCCCGAGGAATTCCTAGTGGTTTTATAAGCCAATTTACTCCTTCGTGTCAACTGGTTTTAAACCGGCAATTCTGGCAGTACATTTAAGGCAGGCATGTTCTATCTGTCTTTTCCCTTTTCGCTTCGTCATGCTGCGCAGCTCTGTCCAGCCTTTGCCATCCGCTTCTAACTCCTGCCCTGTCCCGCAAAAATTGCAGAGCAGGATTGTGTGTTTCGTTACTTTTATGCTCATCGGAGGACCCCCTGTCCTAGCTAGGCCCGTTTGGTAGCCGCGCTCTGGCGGCAATCTCCTGCTAGCCATTGCTCAAGAAAGGCTCTGGCTTCGCCTCGCTCCACCTGCTTATTACTGAACACCATTACCCGGTATCCCATCATCTGCGCCAGGTTCATCTTCTCAGCATCGCTCGACCAGCCAGCACCATGCTTGCCCTGAAAGTGGCCGTTAACCTCAAAACCCATCCGTAGCGATTCAGCATATAGATCGAACCTAAACTTACGGTCCAGCGAGAAGCGAAACTCGGGCCGTGTATCAATCCCTAGCTCTCGCAGGTGAATCCGAAGCAACTCTTGAGCAACAGTTAGCTTAGGTGCCATTTGCTCGCACCACTTTCTGCACCCTCTTTAAGCCCAAAGCCTTCAATAGCTTATTGCTCGGCTCCGTAAAGCCGTTGTAGATGTTGTAGAGCGTCATCCGCGATACGCCCAACTCAGCCGACAAATCGCCCCAACTGCGTTCGCCCTTGCGCTTCTCCAGTAGTTTCGGTATATCCATGCAATCATTATAAGGCATATGTCAAGAGGCCTTGGACAGTTTTCCACAGGCTGGCGAAACGAAGTGTAAAATACCACTTGACAGGCAATTCAAAGTTTGCGATATTCGCGTTGTTAGGAGGCAGAACATGAGCTTCAACCTTCAAATCAAGCATGGCGAGAAAGAACTCTGTGATAAGTGCCGCAAGCCTAGTTATCCAGATCGCCCGCTGGTGGATATGTGGACTTCAGGCCGCAGTTACGAACAGCGCAACTTCATTCAGGTTCACAAGGATTGCTTGCTCAAGATGATTGCAAAGGAAGAGAAACTTCAATCCATCGAGGTGACTATATGACCTGGGAAGATTACGCAACCAACGACACGGCGCACGGCGGGGCGTGCGAAACGGAACACGACATCGAGCTAGAAGATATCCGGCGTGAAGATGAGCTGGACGAAGCGCGTGATGTTATTGCCGAGCAGGATTCGCTAGGCCAGTTCTTGAGAGACCCTTATGGAATCCTAGCCGCCAGCCGCAGCGTCAAGGCAGGGACGGATATGTTGTTTGCCGCGCTCCGCAAGAACGGCGTTTTCCGGCCATGAAGCCGGGAATCTCACGCATGGCCCTGCTGTGGGGCGCGATGGGCTGCATCATTGCGGCAGCGATTCTACTGGGGATGCTGACGTGGTAGAGGGCCTGTTTACTGTGCTGCTGTGGGCAGTGATATTTGGCGGTAGTTGTTTGCTGGTGGCAGGCGTTCTATGGCTGATGGGCAAAGCAATGGATTGGTGGCTGGAGGATTGATGCGAATTAATGCCGAGCAGTTTGCTGAAATTCTCGGGCTAGTAAGTGGCGGAAATCATGCCAGCAGCCAGCGCGATGAAAGCTTAAAAATTACAGTCATACATTGGGCCAATGCTACTAAAGAAGTCGAGTCTCGCTTGGCAGCTATTGAGCAGGGGCAAGGCGTTTTGCTAGAACGGCTGGACCATATGTTGAACGGTGGCGATGAACCGGACAGGATAGATGCAAATCATTTGGAAATGACTCAGCAAATCGACCTCATGGGGACCGTGATGGCCAGTTTTCAAGCCAAGTTGGATTCCATACAGGGAGCACTCTTGCTCCAGCAATTCAAAGCCAATGCGAAAGGAGCAACGAAGCCATGCCGAGCGAAGAAACAAAAGCGGCGGAAGTAAAGCCGAAGCGCCAACGCAAGGTCAAAGTCAAAGAGCCTCCGGCCATCGTAATCCCTGCTCCGACTAAAAAGCCGTGGGAACTGACAGCCGCCGAAGTGGACCTAGTTAAGGGGCATATAGCCAAGGGCGCTACCGATGATGAGTTGCAATTCTGCTTGGGTGTGGCTCGGCGCTACAAGCTAGACCCGTTTCGTGGCCAGATTTGGTTCGTGAAGCGCGCCGACCGCAACTTGGACAAGAAAGACCCTGTAACGAAGAAATGGGTGAAGGGCTATCGCTGGATTCCCATAGTCGGCATCAACGGGCTTTTGCATATCGCGGCGCGGGACCACAAAAAGTACTTTGGCTCCATCAGCAAAGTCAGCTTTGGCCCGATGATTGACGTGGAATGGAACGAATGGACCTGGGTGGATGGCCAGTCCGTCAATAAGGGCAAGCACAAGATTCGCGTGCCAGAATGGGCTGAGGTGAATGTTTACAAGAAGGGTGACCCGATGCCGACCGTGGGCCAAGTGTTCTGGGAGGAGATTTACCCGAATGTGGATAATGCGCCGCTAGTCCGTCAGATGCCCCGCTTGATGCTAGGCAAGTGTGCAACGGCGCAGGCGGTCAGGAAGGCATATCCGGCGACAGATGGGCTGTACGTGCAGGAAGAATTCATGGTTGAGCCATACGAGCCAAGCCCCGAGGCAAAGGCCAGCGAAGCCAAAGTGATGTTGATCGAAGAGAAAGTGACTCATTTTCAGGCACTCAACGGCGGGAAACTGCCTTCTGAGCAGCAGATGGCGGAAATCGAAGCGGGGCGCACAGCCGAAGAGATTCTCCTGCAAGCCTCTTTACCCAAGACGGAGCCTAAAGTGGCTGAAATCGCTCCTAAATCTCAGCAACCAGCTATTGGCGAGCTATGGCCAAAGGGCGAGAAGCACTCCACGGAGCGAGAGGCAAGCTGACATGTGCTGGCACAAATGGGCCAAATGGGAAACTTTTGAAGAGGGGTATCTACGCACTGAGTATTCCTTGCATGGAGAGAAACTGGCCGAGAGTGAGAAGTTCCTGAGCGGTAGATTTATTCGGCAAAGGCGGATTTGCAGCAAGTGCGGGAAATTGCAGCTTAGAAGGGAAACAGATACCTAATGCCACGCGGCAAACAGGAGCTAAAAGAATACCTCCAGAGGTGCTTGGAACGGGTGGAACGGGTGCCGGACGATGAGCCATGGTCGCAGATACGCTTTCCTCGGCAGGAGGCCAAGAAGCGGGTCAGCAACGAGCGCAAGAGCAAGCGCATTGTGATAGTTACGGATGAGCAGAATTTCAGCGAGTTCCATGCGATGTTCGAGGCGTACAAGCTAGTTTGTGGCGACGACCCTACAAGGGCAGTGTATGGCGTAGTTGAGGCGATGAAGGAATTTGATCTAAAGGGCTGGTTGGAGAAACAAAGTGTTGGAGAATCACAGAGATGAGCAAGCGACAGAAGCGCGAGAATACGCAGACCCTAGAAGCTATGTTACGAATGGCGGACATGAGTTTCTCTTTGGCAAGGACATGCGAAGCCGCCGTCAAGCAGTGTTTGAAAGGGATGGGCCTAGCTGTCGGGAGTGTGGCAGTGCCGCCAGTTGGGAATACGGGGAAATGGACCATTTGCATGGCGGTCGAAAATTCGCAAGGTGTTCCTGTATGCATAACCTTCAGTGGCTATGCCGAGCGTGCCACATCAAAAAGCACGGGAGGACGGTGAGATGTAGCAAATAGCCTATATTCTGCGAATTAAGGACAAGATTTACAGCGAATCACGAGGCGAAACATTCTACGAAGTGGAGGTGCTAGGTGCCAGCAGCAAAGTACCGCAAGGCGAGACTGAAGTTGGGCGAGTGCATCAACCATCCGAGCCGGATGGCAAAGGAAGGATTTAGCCAATGCGAAGCGTGTCTGCTGGCGGCGAGGCTAAGGCACAAAGGAGCAAGGCAATTCCCCCGGATATTGGGGGTGAAGGTGAGGGCAAACGCAGGTTTTTCCCTCGTTGGGCTAAACATGCCGCTCCAAGGTGCCCAAAGCATCCCTCAAGAGCCATGCGCAAGGAAAAGCAAAAGCTCCCGGTCTGGGCAACTACAGGGGCATTAAGGGAAGGAACGCGGATTGTGTGGCACTGCAAAGTGGCTGGTTGCCACATGGTCAGCGTAGGAGAGCACATGCCTTATTTTGGCGAAAGCGTGCGCGAGTTGGGCAGTCTGGAGGGTGTGTAGCCACATGGCCGCAAACGAGCAGCTTTACGTTTACCGCTGGAATCGCATGGGGCGCAAGGGCCAGCTTTGCAGGGTGTTAGTGCGCGGCAAGATGAATTCTTGCTCAGTAGAGTTCTTGGATGGGTTTCGAGCGGTGACGAGTAGGAATGCTTTAAGGAAGTGGAGGCCCTGATGGCCATCGCAAAAGTAAGAATTGCGCCAGTAGACAGGTGGTGCGAGTTCCACAAGATACATTTGGAAGACGCTAGGCGTTCGGCTATTTGCGCGAGTTTGGTCGGGATGGAGGTCGAAATAATTACCAATTCCATGCGCATGTCAGTCATCCCTGAATGTTTAGGCCGACTGTGGAGCCACACTAAAAAGACCACCGAGAAGCTGACCCAAAAGGGATGTGTGCCGTCAGGCGATGGAATTTGCGAGCACATGCTGGAGATGGACTAAGCGCGGCCCCGCGCCAGGGATAGCGCCTCGAAAGGAGAAGTAGACGATGAGCAAGGAATCCGTTTACGACGAACAAATTAATCCTTTGATGGCTCAGATTATCAACATTTGCCGCGAGCACAAGATTGCAATGCTGTGCGACTTTGCCCTAGGAGAGGACTTGCGTTGCACGTCGGCGCAACTCCAAGACGAATTTGAGCCACTGTACGACCAGCTTAAGGCATATGAGTTGCTTAGGCCGAAGAGGCCGTTTGCGGTGGCGATTACCGAAGAGACTCAACCGAACGGGAACAAAAAAGTTACGATGCGCCGAATTAGCTGACGCGGGGCCGGGGATAGCGCCAAGTGGAAAAGGGCTTAAGAGTTTTTGCGACCACCGAGCGGCGGGCAGCTTGGGTGGCTATCGCATCAAGGAGTTAACTTAAAGGAGATGACCATGAAAAAGATAATCGTTGGTGTATTAATCGCTGTTTTCGGATTTGCTGCCTTGGCGCAACAGGCCAGAGTGATGTCGCTTTCTTCTGATGATGCGAGCGATGTGAAGAAAGCGTGGGAGCAGCTACAAGATGCCCAGCGCCATTGGGACTTCATGCAAAAGAAAGTTCGCTACCACTACCTCACCGTTCCTTACGGAAGCCCCGATGCTACAAGTTCGGTAATCACGGATGATTTTTATGAAAACGGAACGGGGATTGGTTATGCAGTGGCGACCTCTTGCTTCTACAACATAGGCGGTACTGACAACCGCGAATCAGAAGCCTGCAAGAAGGAACGCGCCGAACGCGAGGAGCAAGCAAAGAAGATGCGCTATCTACGGCGTGCCAAAGGCTCCCGCACCTCTCCCTAAACAGTGGAATGGAATCATGCTCAATCCGGCAACGACGAATTGACGCGATAGCCATGATGCTGCCCACGCCGGGCTGTGTGAAAAGAATTTTCGGGCGGCTCAGGCACGTAGGCGGCCCGGGGTGCGGATTTTGTAGCAAAGTTCAAAGGAGAAAAACGATGAGACTGAGTGACGCGATTGCTTTGGGAAGGACACTATGTTTGCCGTGGGAGAAGGGGAATCGCGGTACTGGCTTTGACCGCAGGTGCGCTCTACAGCTCGCTTCTTTAGCTGCCAATGGTGGGAAGGATTGGTTGGAAAACCTCCCGGCCATGCAAGCGAGTTTTGGCTACAAGCTCACAGTTGCCGTGCCCTGTGGATGCAGAGATGAGGGTGAATGGCCGCACGATGGCAACGCATCTCTGCATCGGGCGGTCATGCACATGTTCAATCACCACGTTTGTACGCTCGGGGATTGGACTCTCGACCAACTCGTCGACTGGGTTCGTTCGGTTGAGCCACCTGAACTTGAGGAAACCGCAAATGGCGATAGCGCCCAAACGAGCGCGGCCACAAACCCGGTTTGTGCTAAATAAGAATTTGCGCGGCGGGGGCGGGGTGGAACAAAGGAGGAAGCGAGCGATGGCAAAGTATCGAACCGAAATAACTGTCTGGTGGCCACAAGTGAATGGGGTTGAGCCGCACGAAGTCCAGATATTCAATAATGCGGAATTGCTGGACATTTCGCACGGAACCATCACATTCACGCCAGAAAGCAGCGGCGGCGAGAAAGTTACGCTGAATGGAATCGCCTATCGCGTCAGGCAGTGGCCAAAGTCATGACGGCGGGGCGCGGAGGCATCCCAGTGAGCGAGCAGCGGATCGGATTTGCCGCGCAGCCAGATTGAGAGGGTATCGTGCCAACAAAGCAGCGTAATGCCCGTTTTCGGGTGGGGCAGGTGGTGGTGTGGAAAAGCGATGAGACTTATATGATGAAAATCGCCACTATCTATCCCAAAACCCTGCAAACAACTTGGCAGTTTCAATACGAGATGGCGACGCCGGGATTCAGCGGGAAGTGGAACGAAGCTGACCTGCGCCCCCTCACTCGCCGGGAGCGTGGCGCATGACCCAGCCGAGCAAAGCGGGAAAGGACAGCGGGGCGATGAGAGTGCTCGACTTATTCTGCGGTGCTGGCGGTGCGGCAATGGGATTGCATCGCGCTTTCCCGAATACTTGGATTATGGGTATTGATATTAAACCGCAGCCACGCTATCCCTTTCATTTTGTTCAAGCAGATGCTTTAAAGGTAGACCCTTATGGCTTCGATTTTGTGTGGGCAAGTCCACCATGCCAAAAATACAGTCGTTCCACGGCACTTCACGCAAGGGAACGGCATGAAGACTTGATAGCGAAAACGAGGGACAGGATTGGTAAATACAATTACGTCATTGAGAACGTAGAGGATGCAAGAAACCATTTGATAAATCCCGTTAGGTTATGCGGATTGCAATTCGGCCTTAGGGTTTTGCGTCATAGGTATTTTGAAACCAGCTTCCCGGTAGCGGAGCCGAAACACAAAAGTCACAAGGGACTTCTTGAGGGTGTGGACTATGTTGGCGTACATGATGGAACGATGTGCGGAAATTCTCGAAAAGTTTTGGCCGCGCATGGGATTGAACGCGACCCGAAGATGGGAACTGCGGCAATATACCAAGACGCAATGGGGATTCATTGGATGAAAAGTAGGAAAGAGATAGCGGAAGCTATTCCCCCCGCCTATTCCGAATATATTGCGAGGCAATTCAATAGACGGCGGGGCGCGGAGGCATCCCAGTGCGGGTAAACGAGTTTTGCTCCGGGCGAGTCAGCCGTGTATACGGCGCTCGGGGCATCAAAGCGGTAGCTGGTGACGGTCATACAGAGCTGGCGGGAAACGCGAAAGCGAGTACCTCACGCCGGAGCATCTGGACGCTAGCTAGGTGCAGGTTACCGCTGAGAGTTTTGCTGGGCGGGAGCGAGGAGAGCGATGGCAAGTGAACGTAAAAAATACCCGAGAACTCCTGAGCAACGAGAAAGGCATCGGCTTCAGATGCAGGAGTACAGATGGCGCTTCCCCGAGAAAGTCCTGGAATATGAGAGGGAATACAGGAAGAAGCATCCCAGAAACCGGAGCAGTAAAGACGAACGCGCACGTCACAAAAAGGACCCCGTTAAGTGGCATGCCCGCACCACTCTACACAGGAAAGTCTGGTGGGGAGTTATCAAGAAACCGTCTGTCTGCCAAGATTGCGGAGCGAGAAAGCAGAAACGGGAAATTCATGGACACCACGAGGATTACACCAAGCCGTTGGAAGTAATTTGGGTGTGTATTGACTGCCATTGGAAGCGGCACAAGGCTGAACGTCGAGCAAGAATGGAGGCCGCCCGTGGCTGACAAGCCGGACGTGGACTTGGAGAGGGCGAACAAAGCGCTTGACGAATTGTTTCGCGCCCACTATTCGGGCGAAGAGGCGAAGTCATTTCGCCATGCTCTCAGACGTAATTTTGCGCCAGCGCTTGCCGCAGAGTTCCGGGCCGTGCGGCGCGACCAGCAAGAAAAGATACGAGTAGGTCTGATTGTTCCTGAATCGCTGGCCATTGATGTTGTGGCTATTTCCTTAGCTGGGCTGAACGACAGCATAGAGCACACAAGAATGGCGGTTTGCAACGAAATCGAACTGTGGATTGAGAAGCGCCTAGCAGAACTGGAGGCCAGCAAATGAGCACCGGCGAACGAGCAGCGGGCGGGTTGGAAGCATTGCAGCGGGAGTGGCTAGAACGCAGCAGGGAATGGCATGGCCACAATGCCGATAAAGAGCAAACCTACAAATGGCACGCCGACGCGCTGGCTCCGCACATAGCAGCGCAGGCTAAAATGCGAGAACTCGTAGCAGAAATTGAGACGCACTGTCCTTGCGGCCATCGGCCAGAATCACCAAAGACACATGCACATGTAACTGGATGTCCCGTGGCGCGGCTGGTCGCGGTCCTGGAAGGGAAAGAGGCCGAGTGATGGCGGGGCCGAGCAAAGCGGCAAAGGAGAGCGCACAATGAAAGTTTGCTTCTATTGCACCAATTTCCATCAACTTGAACCCGGGAAAGAGTGCGAGTGCGCTTGTCACATAGTCGCGCCAATCTTTGAAAAAATGCAATCAATCAACGGTGAATTGTCTTGGACTATCCCGCAGTTGGTGGCAATCAAAAAACTGATTGAAGAAACCGCAGAACTTGCAGATGCATGGGCCGATGCAGGCGGCCACGTTGGAACAGTTGGCGAACATATTCGAGCATTGGTGGGAGGCCAGCCATGACCCAGAGCGGGAGAGGAAGTAAGCGGTGGCGGCAAGTGCGATGCCTTAACTGCGAGGGAGTCTACTTGATTCCCGCTGGCCAAAAGCGATTGTATTCATACGAGCATTGCCCGTATTGCGAAGATTGTAGGAAGTTTAGGGCCGTCGACTTGCTGGCGAGGACGCGGAAAGGATGACGGTTCGCTTGCTTATAGGGTGCTCGCAGTGTCCGACATTCGCTCCCACGGGCCTGTACGGACCAGACGGTGCGGCCAGCGAGTGCCCTACAAGCAGGCGAGGCGGGTAGCTAGAAAGGGAGGGGGAGATGAGCTTTTTGGTGATATTGGGAATCGTATTTCTTCTCGCAGGTGGTGCATGGGTTGGGCAACTTATCCTATTTCTCGACCGCAAAGCGCCATTCGATTACGGTTGGAAGGGAATCTGCGGAGCACTAGTGTGGCTGTCCTTTATTGCATGGGCGATGATTACCGTGATGGACAAATTCGCATGAGGAAGCGGGCGGGGCGATGAGCAATGAATCCCAAGTGTTCCTCTCGATGCTTATATTCATCTGCATCGTTGGGATAATCGGTTTGCTTGCCAAGCGAGGGGAGCAGAAACATATTTGCTCGACCTGTGGGCATCGCGATTTCAGGCATACACAGATTGGTTGCGTCTTGTGTCGCTGTGGGCAATTTACGCAGCGGGCGGGAGCGCCTCAGGAAAGGAAGAAGCCCGAGTGAAAACGGTCCTACAAGGGCTAGGGTGTGTGGCTTTGCTGGCTGTGGTTTGGCTGGCTGCTGAGGGTGCGTATTCGATTCGCTATGCTCGACAACGTAGCGTATATACCTTTGACCAGCTAAACAAGGTGCTGCGCGAGACGAGCCAGACTTTGGATGAAACACGAAAGGCGGCTACCACATGGAACACAGCGAGCGAAAAACAATCACAATACGCTACTCTTGCCCTTGGCTCCATCAAGGAGACTACTGCCTCTATCCAAACACTTGTAAAGCGGACGGATGCCTCATTGAACGAATCGGTATTTCCGAGTTTGGTAGCCAGCGTGAAAGAGCAAAACCAGTCTTTATCCAAGACCCAGACAGCCTTGCAGGAGAACCTATTAGCCCTCAGCAAGGCAACAGCGGCTGGACAAAAAACGATTGAAGACGCCGATGCCGTAATTTCTTCACCAAAGCTACAAGAAACTCTTGCGTCAACGGCTGAATCAGCGAATAATCTCGCCAGTGCCACAGCGGACGGGGCAGCAACGATGAAAGATGTGCGAATAGCAGTAGACAAGGAAGTGCAAACGCTGCTGGCCCCTGTCAACAAGGCGAAAATGATTGTTCTTTTCACGGCCCAGTTAATCGGCAGACTTTACGGATTCTAAAGGAGATGGAATGGCGACAACCCCAGTAGTTCCCGCAGGACACGTCAGTTGGCTAAAGCGCGTAGGCAGCGCAATCTATACCGGACTCAAGGACGTAGTTGGCTTCCTTGGCAGCGCGAAAGTCCAGAATGCGGAGGCGCAAGTGGCGAACGTGGCATCGTTACTCCTGCCGGCGGAGGCTCCGCTGATTCAGGGTTTCCAGGTGGTCATTGGCAAGATTTTCCAGCAAGCGGTGGTGAGCGAGACGGCGCTAACGAATGTCTCGAATGCAGGCTCACAGAAGCTCTCGGCGGTTGTGGCGGCTATTGGGCCAGAGCTTGACCAGTGGGTGGCGAATAACTTCCCTGGCTCGGCTACGGTGAGCGCGGACGTAAAGGCAGGACTTGTGAATGCCATCGTTGCCTTGCAGAACTCCATCACCGTCCCAGCTACGCCGCCCAGCGCATAAGAGTTCCCTGCCCGAGAGCGGGGAATAGGGCTGACAAGGCTAGAAGGGCGGGTTGGAATCCCTGCTGGGGCTAGCTTTGATTGGCCCTAAAAAGTTTTGTGAGTAAAATCCCAGTCCAAGGAGGGTATGTTCCGTCTTTTCCTAGGGGCCAGCAAAGTCTGGAAGACCCCCTGCTGGCCTCTTAAAACTGCCAATGTTTACGTACATCCAAAATTCAGGTGCAATGCTCAAGCCAGATGGGAACTTGCTTGCTATCGGCTATTCAGGGCTAGGCATCGCCAAGAACGACCCGAGCGCCCAGCACATCCCGAATATGGGGCCAATCCCTTGCGGTAAGTACACCATCCTCGAGCCGATTGACTCGCCTTCGCATGGTCCATACGCCATGCACTTAGTGCCAGACACAGCCAACGAGATGTTCAGTCGTTCAGCCTTTATGATTCACGGGGATTCGCTGGAGCATCCCGGAGCCGCGAGCGATGGCTGCATCATCCAGCCGAAGTCAGCAAGAATGACTATCTGGGAATCTGGCGACCATGACTTGCAGGTTATTCCGTGGGCGATTGAGCAGGGGGATGAGGGCGCCGCCAGCGACTAGTTGCCAGCCACAGCATAGCCGTGATGAAGATTATATAAGACATACAATCCCGCCAAGTCTCCCAGCCGGGGAACAGCAAGAGCGAAAAGTCAAAGAGGGCCAAGGACAGCCACAATAGCCCGAGGGTGGCCACAACCCCTTTGCGCGTCCTTGCGATTGCTAGCAAGCCCAGCAACGCCAAGAACAGCCCTTCTACGAGGATTGCGGCAGATTCCATACTTCCCAAACCACGATTGAGGAGGCTATAAGGATAATGGCCGTGTAAGCCATCCAAATGAACGTGTAAATTGGATGCTGCCAGCCGAGGATGAATTGGCAAGCCTCTATTACGGCTGTGCCCCAAAGCTGAGTCTCGAACCAAATCCTAATCGCCGGACTCTGGTTTGGTGTTCGCTTCGCCAGCCAGATCGCCGCTAATAGGAGTAAAGAAAGCGACAAAACGGCCTCCTACTTTGAAGTATTCAACATCCTCGGCGTCGGCAAAGGAAATGAAGATTCCTTTGTCCGTTACCTGAAGCACTGTTACAGTTGCATCCAAACCCGGGCGGTGTCCACCTGAAATAGTAGTTCTCCTTTAGCCTATCGGCTAGTCGTCTCCGTTGATTCCCATATGCTTTGCCAGCTTAATACGAAGCGCGATGAATTCCCTGTAAAATTTGAAGTATTTCCTGTCAGCTTCCAGGTTCTCACGGTCAATGTGCTTCTTGAGGTCGGCAATCTCTCGCCGGAAAGTGCCCACGGTGAGCCGGAACATCAAGGCGATAAGTCCGATAAAGGCGGTGATTACGGCTCCCCATGCTGCTGTCTCCACTAAGCCCCCGACTTACTCAGTTTTCTTCCTTACCTGATACACAGTTCCGATAACTGTCTGCATATCGTTCCGTAAATCATGGCGCGTCTGGTCAATGTTCTCCATAATCGGCTCGCGCAACTCTTTCACTAATGTTCCCGTTCTTGCTTCCAAGAGCAGCCTAAAATCCCGCATCAAATTTTCGTTCTCATCCTGAACAATCTTGCGAATCTTGGCGGTCCATATTTCAGGGTCTAGGTCGCCAGCCTTTGAATGCCTTCCGTCGCCATTACCATTCTTGCGTTCCCATGGGCGATATTTCAAAAACATCCCAAGCGCTGCCAAGAATAGAACCCCGCCAACGCCTACGTTCTGGGCTGTAGGGTCCATTTTACGTTGAGTATTACGCTAATTTCCTTTCTCGGCAAGGCTTTTTCGGTAGGCTGCGCGTTGCTCCTCGGTCCAGATTTCCTTTTGCTGAGGGATGGGACTTTGCTTGAGATACATGAACACAGAGACAGTTCCGGCCACAAGGAAACCAGCGCCAAAAAGGTACATCGTGTGCTTTAAGCCACCATTGAGATTGAAGTGCTCAGGGTCCAACCCCATAGCTGTGAGGCTATTCAGTACGCCTGTCGAGCCACCGCCAATGAGAGCAGCCCAAAGGCCCAACAGCCAGTGTCCCCAATCAAGTTTTCCCAATTTCCCCTCCTTTTGCCTAGTTTCCTGCTACTCCACTAGAAGTCATATTGCCAGCAAACATGGTTTTAGCCGGGGCCGATACTGGCTGAACTGTAGTTCCTGAATAACAAGTACTTGCGTTGAAACTCAAGGCGCTTGTACCTGTACCATCTGGTTTGCCGCCCATCACGGAGAGGAAACAGTCCATTGCCGGGTTGGCGTTGACATGCCCTGCCCATGCGGATGTGAGGGCCGGACCAGGAGAACATTGTCCGCTGGTTTCAGCCGGAACGCCGGAGTAATTCCCTGCCGTGTCAATCGTTCCCGAGCACATGCCAACATTGCCGCTGGCTACATCGGGACCAATCAATGGAAAGGGAAGATTGCGGAACCATGAAGGCTTGCTGGCCAGATACAGTGACGCCGGAAGCGCTGATTGTCCAGCCCCGGTATCGCCCACTGTCGGTAATGATTGTGGCATCACGGCGATACCAGTGGGGACTTCCGATATGCTGCCGCAAACAGCCACCCAGCCGGTGTCTGAAGCGCTGCCACACCAGCGGGTTGCGTTCGATACGATGTCCCAATTCCCCCAAAAGTACCGCGTAGATGCCACAATCGGGTCTGCGGGAGCTAGATCATTGCTGCCAACTTCATAAATAAAACCTACGGCAAATCCAGCAGTTGTGGAGTAGCCAGCGGTGGATACTGTCGGTGTCCCAAGAACATTCCCGATCACGTTTGGATAGCGGCTATGGTGCATAAACCTGACGGCGGTTGTGCCGCTATTCTTGACGACGGGTGTTGGTTGATTTGCTCCCGACTCCCAGCCGGTAAAAAAGTTTCGATAGAGCGTATCGGCAATCTTCGGGCCGTGGAAGTTTTCGCCAAAGTATGCGTTGGTGATATTGCCTTCAAAGAGTTGGTACCGATTTCCCGCGTGGGGAAAATAGGCTGGGTTCAGTCCTGAATTGTTGCCGTTGTTCTCGAAGATGCTGAAATTATAGCCGAAGACGTTACCGGTTGCAGGGCCTTCCTCTACCAAAGTACCTTCTAAATTCTGAATGATATTGTTCTGGATGAGGTCATCGGTACCAAACGTCAGATTGAATGCGTAGTTGTCCGCCCCGGGCGTTAGCGTCGTGCCCCAGAAATAGTTTTGCTCAAAGGTATCGTGAGAAGATACGATAGCCCAAACGCCGTAGGAAGGTGTCTTTACAAATCGGACACCCTTGAACCAGCATCCAGCCGTGTAAATCATACTGATGGAAGCTAGGGAGTTGTCGCTGGTCGTGTCCAAAGACAAGTTTTCGACGCCGCTATTTTGCAGCAATGGGACAATAAGCGCGGTCGGCGTATTTGCCGAGTTCCAATTAGGATTTTTCAATGTGCCGTTGAGCGTGACAACGCCGGTGCCTGCGTTCACGGCGGAAACTACGAAAGTTTCCGATTGCGGACGGCTCAACTGCTGATTTCCATTATCTGGCCCATTGACCGCGCAACCAAAGGTTGCGTTGGCATACACGCCTTGGTCCGACCATGAGGCAGTAACCGTTGGGAGTACGTTGGTTGATGTGCCAAGCGCTATATACCAATGGCCGGTAGTCGCATACGTTACCTGCTGATTTACGCCGTAGGTCGTGCTTGAGTTCCATGCCGTCGTATATTCCTGGTTGCAATCCCAAAAATTACCATTGTCAGGAGCCTCGTTGCTGGGGCCGGAGCAAGAGGTTCCCGATAGACCGAAGGAACATTGGCTTAACACCACCCCTGTCGTTCCTGGCACGACCCCGGTTGTACTCGCCAACGTAACTTGATTTGACCCTTGAGCATAGCCTGCTGTCCACGCCACTGTTGGGTCGCTGAACGGGTTTCCCGCAGTTGGGCTTTGCAAACAGATAGCGCCGGAGATGCCCGTACAACCGTCTTTTGCACCTGAGGCCATCACCAAAAAGGTCTGGTCAGCGCCACTACCACGCAAAACTACGTTATTAATCCTAATGCGGATACCGGGAGATACGGTACCAGTGGAAGTCAGGTTGAATGTCCCCGGGCCGAGCAGGACATACTGATTCGTCCCGCAAGCAGCGATGGCGTTGTTGATGGTGTCAGTGGTTCCTGAATAAGCGGCAATGGTTGATCCGCACTGCGTCCATGTGCTTGAAGGGATGCCTCCCGTAACACCAGCTTGTGCCCAACCATTTGTTCCTAATCCTCCCGCGCCTGCCGATGCACGGGTGTTATCAATCAGCCCGGTATAGGATTGCGCGTGAGTAGAAAGCGTGAGGAATAAGAATGGAAGTAAACGTAACCGCTTCATTTCCACGTCCCGCATATCCCGCCGTTACCACTGGTCGAAGACTGGTTCCAAGAGATGGGACAAGATTGTGAGCCGGAGGAGCTTAAAACTGAGTACTCCATCTGATAAGTGAAACGCGAACTTGTCAGGGTGGTTCCGATAAGCGTGAATCCGCTTCCCGCTGTATACGTTGCCGCTGCTGTGCCGTTATTTGTAGCAACCCAAAAAAGTGCCAAGTCGGCACTGCCTGTGGGGACTATCGTTGCTGACATAGTGGTTACGGTGTTGCCTGTGACTGTCCCCACGGCGGCATCCACTGAACCCACGCCACCTGTCGTACTGATGCATCCGATTCCGGTTATATTTTGATTGGTTCCCGTCGTCGTGAGAGTTGTTGTCGAGGGGGAATGAGTGATAGAGAATGAATCAAAAAACTGGAAGCTGCCATTTAGGTCAGCACTGAGAAACGAACTGCCATTTGCCGTGTATGAGTTCGCCGGACTCGCATTGTCTGAGACCGAAAACGGAGTGCCCAGCGTTCCGTTCTGATTGGACACGCCACAATGAATTGTTTCGCCTACGGACGGATTCGCGCTCCAAGTACAGGTTGGGTCACTGAAGTTCTGCGTAGCGAAGCACGTTTTCCCTGTAACAACTATAGACGACCCGCCTACACCACTTTTAATTATCGTCGGGCCATTGATTTTCGTGGGGCCATTCACCACATCTTGCGGACACAAAATCAATACTAGCGCGAGAATAAATCTCATTGTTCCACCACCACGGTGTAGGTTGTGCTGACTGGTGTCAATGAGATAATGGCCAGAACTCGAACGGTAACGGTATCGTTTGCGCTAACAAATCCGTACCAGATGCATCCGAGACCAGGGTCGGCATTTGGCGTTACGCTCACCATCATTCCAGCACGAGCACCGGGAACGCTGACGGTTATGCTGGCGGTTGCACCTATGGCGAGTAAGGAGCCACCTAAAGCCGCTGTTGTCGTTGAAGCCCTGAAGCTCATTCTCCGCACCGCCGAAACACAATGTAGGTTGAAGCCGCAACCGGAGTCCCGCCAAAGGTGAATACGGGAGCCGTCGCGCTGACTGTCGTTTCATCTATCAGCGTTGTGGTGCCCGTTCCTCCCGTCATTCGCATATCGCAGAGCATCGTGCCAATGGGGAGAACATTAGCGGCAACAAAGGTGTCGGTGATGGTTGGGTTAGCTGCCTGTCCGGTTCCGCTGGAAGTGAGAGTCCATTTACAGGTATAGCCGATTCCCGCTACAGCCGTCACCGTCGCTGTCGTTCCCCACCCTGCACTCAATGCGAGCTCTCCATTGGTACAGGCCGTGCGTGGAGATGAGGCAACGCAACCAAGGTCTACGTTGTTATAGATTCCGTGCGGGCAATGGTCGGTGGAGTTCCAAGCGAGCATATCGGCACTAGCGGCTCCAGTCTGTCCGGTTGTTTCTGTGCCACCGATTCCATTCCCGGTTAGCGCGGGCGGGCTGGCACCAACTTTTACCGAACTGCCCGTGAAGGCTGCTCCCGCCGTGTTGGTACAAGTAAAAGTGTTGGCGGTGGTGATAGCTTCATCACAGATGGAATTGCCAATAGCCGTAGCACTGGTTGCCTTAGGCATAAATCCGATTGTCAGGCTGGACAAATTCTTGGTGTAAACCGTTGCGCATCCAGACGTGGTGGAAGTCGATTCGTTAATTGCTCCGGCGTGGTCAACAATGTAGCTACCCAACTTCGTCGCCGTTTCCGTGCAGGAATTTTGTGCATCTGTGAAGGTATTAGTTACGTTTCCCTGAATGTTCGTTAGCGAGTAGTCGGTGGGCGATCCGTTAAAGTTGCTGACTGCTACTACGGTTGTGCCTGAGCCTGAAGGGTTATAGGCGTTGACGATATGAAATTGTGTCGGCAGTTTCGTGGGATTCGCGCATGTTACAGGACATGAGGTATTCGCTCCCACTGATATCCCCGTGGTCACATGCTCTACGTCAATCGTATTTAGTTCGGTGAAACTGCCTTGAAGGTCAATCCCCACCGTTGGATTAGTAGCGCAAGAACCTTGTGATGCCGTAATCCGATGGAACTGCCCAAGAGACTGGGATGCAGCCCGTATCACTAATGGAATTGTTCCCGCTGTGCAGCTTGAACCAGGAGAAAGATTGATGTTGTCATATGGTCCTGAATTTTGCGGCTGACCTTCTATGAGTAAACCAATGTTCGTGAAACCACGGAAACTTGTGTCATGTATTTCGCTGTGTTGCTGTGCGTACCAGTTCAAAACGTCCACGCAACCAGCGATGTTGTTACAATCCACGCCCATGCTACGAAGCTGGATGCCAAATTGAGCACCAGCGTTTGAAGCTCCACCACCACCCATAACAACTACTGGGCAAAAGACGTTATAGGCACTTGCTGCCGCTGCGCCTGTTCCATTGTCCGTACCCCACTTGAGAGTGATGCTGGTTGTCGAGCCGATCGCGGAGATGATGCCGTAAGTTATGTTAGGCTGAGTGCCTCCAACTAAAGCACATCCTATTGGTGTATTTGTGGAGTTCCAAGTAGTGCCTGAGCCAGTAATTACATCATTGGCTCCAGCCGTTCCCTTAGTGATAGTTCCTGTCGAATAGGTCGGAGGCCAAGAAGCGCTTGCCTTGAGGTTTGAGCCGTACTGCGCGGTTACTGACCTTCCGCCTATACCTTTAATAACCCACGCATCCGGCATGACCGTGGGAACACTCACAACCGTGTCACCGGGGGGCAGCCAAATTTCACCGCTTGCCGGTAGGGATGCTGCCGCGAATGGATTCACGCTCCAAGTCAGACCTTTCAAATCCGTGGCGTCTGCAATTCCTGCTTGTGAATTCGCTGAGTTTAGAGCGATTAAGCAGGCTTGAAGTTTAAGGCCGTCATCCGCCCCGGGGTCCTGTGAACAGTTCCGGCGATTGACACTAGCGGGTTGAAGGACTCGGACGTTCCATATCCCAGCCTCACCATTGTTCAAGGTTGCGCTGCCACTGTCTGGAATCGTGAAACTCGTTGCCGCAATGGACTTAGCTACGTTGCCAGTGATATTGAAGGTATCCGTGCCACCCCGATTCACCGTCAGCGTGCTCCCGCTCTCGTTGACCAACGTAAATGCCATGTTACTGCCACAGCCGGTAGCGGTATGATCGGGAGCGGTGATGATGCTGGCCCCGCTATCGAATACGATAGTGGTTACGCGGTCAAGAATAGCTGTGGAGCTGTCACAGGCGACTACGTAAGGTGTCGTCGTAACATGGGCCGCGGCATTGCCATCAGCTACGCCCGGAGACACGAAACCCGGAGTTGCGCCATTCGTTGCCGTTGGTACTTGGCCTGTTTTGCCACCGGCGATTCGCGTAGCTACTCCCGAGGTTCCACCGCCAATCATATCTCCAATCGTGGTCATTGGATTCGTAATAGCGTTCGCAAGCACAAAAGCATCCGTGGCCAGCTTTGTCGTATTATCGCCGGGAGATTGCGTTGTCGCCGTAGTGCCATTAGGCAATGCTGGCGTACCAGAAAGGTTTGATGCTGTGCCTGTTGTGTTTTGGTTCAGCGTTGGGAAACTGGTTAGGCTCGCCGCGCTCCCAACAGGCGGCTGAGCAAAATGCATGATGCCAGCACTGTCTATCCAGACTTCTTTCGTAGCGGCCAGAAACCAGTCATAAATATCAACGGTCTGCCCCGATGGCGCAGTTAGCGTGAAGGGAACGGTACCCGTTGCTACAGGAGAAAGCGCGAATCCGGTATTAGTATTCGTGCCCGAAGTCAATGCACTCCATGCCGTTGAGCCACTAGAGGCAGCCACCGCTTGCGCCCACACGCTACCGCTGTACTGGCAAATAACCACTGTAGAGCCACTACCAGTCGTGCAATCTGTGGCGCTATTGCCATCCGTGACTACGGCGAGAGTGCCCTTGGTTTTTCCCGGCACAGAGGCTAATCCTGAAACCGTGGTTATCGAAACCCCTCCACCGGACCCGCCAATGCTGACTACTACGCTATATCCGGCTGAAGGAAACTCCATCGTATAAGTGCCAGGTGCAATGTAAAAAGTAACAGTGCTCCCAAATGTGATAAAAAGAGGATTGGCTACAGGCGTGGTCAGCGTGACATTGGAATATATCGAGACTGGCGATGGGCATGGCGTGCCACCAGATGGTGCAGGGCAAACATAAAGATAGCTGCTATTCGGAAATGGCCCAGCCGTGTAGGGAATGCCTTGAGCATGGCAATAGCCCGTTGCGAGCAGGAAGATAATAGCCAGGAGTAGATTTCTCACAAGAGCCTCACATGGCATGGCAGCTCACATCCAGCAAATCGTTTGCAATGAATACCGAGGCCGCTGCCACATCGCTGAAATTTGTAATCATAACCTGCGTCGTGGTTTGCGAAGCGGCGGGTGATTGCTTCTGGTAAAATACTGTCGTTGAATTGGTTGTGATGTCGTTCGCATCGCAAATCCAGTGATGCGCTGCCGCTGGCATGGTAATAGTGCAAGCGGAACTAGGAGCCGTACCTACGTTGATTTCAAAGGCTGCCGTCCCATTCTGGAAGTTTACAGTCGCCGCCGAGCCTCCGCAACCTGCCGCTGCGATGATCGGAGCCGTAGCTGAAATTAATAGATTTGGTGTTATGGGCACTGGTCCGCTGGTGTCAGGGAAGGCGTAGGTGCGAAGTGCTGTGTTGCCACTGAAGTTTAGACGCCCTACTTGCGATCCCGTCTTTTGCACAAGGATGAAGCCGCTATTGGCGTCCAAGCTGATGTCGCCAAATTGCGTGGCTTTGATTGCGCCCGCAATACGGGTAGCCCCCGAATTTACGGCCACAAGATTGATTACCTGCGAATCATTGCTCGCTGCGCCTCCACCCTGCGCTCCAACGGCTAGGGCAGTGGCCTGTCCAGTAGCGTCTCCGATGTTTAGAGCGGCGCTCACGAATCCTCCAGAGGGAGCAGAGGGCGTGATATTTAATCCTATCCATGCCTTGTTCGCGCCAACCGAAAAGATGTTTAGTCCAACGCCGCCATTTCCTGTCGTTGCATCGGAACCGCTCGCATTGTTGGTGTCAATTTCCTGTCCCTCGCACACAGCATTCTGATTTGCACAAAGAATAACAGCGGTCACGGCTGAGGCCAACTCTGCTCTCGAACCAAAGCGATATGTGCTGAAAAATCCGCAGTTCCCTGCCGAGATCGGCAACGTATTCCCCCACGTTGGGGTTCCTAGAATCATTTGCCCATGTATGCAATTCACTTGTTGGCGTATGCCAAGAACGGGCGGCCTTACGTCCACAAAAAAGGAATCGTTCATAGCTGAGCCGGATTCCGTGTTATGCGAGGGCGGAAGTGTGCCCCAAAGAGACATTGACCCATTTCGGAAATCCATGATTACTTGCTGGAGTGCTGGTGCATCGCCGGGATTGCCTGAATTGGCTGCCTGTTGTGATGGAATGATAATCGCTCCCGGCCCACCGGAAAGTGCCGCTTGCGCCGCCGCGAGAACTGCTGTGGCTGTATTCGATACCGGAGGATTGGTGCCGCTTGTCGCCGGCGTTGTTGTTTGCGAGTCCATCGTGCCAAAAGCAACGCTTGCGTGACCTTTCCAGAAAGAGCCAGCCCCACCTGTTTGCCAGTAGACGTTGTAGGTAAGTGCCCCAGCCGGGGCATCGTTCGGAGCGCAAAACAGTGTGCTTGTTGCGCCGCTAGTCACAACTGTTCCACTGGAACTTGAGGCGGTTGTTTCTCCAGTCGTCGCGCCATTGTAGGTTACTTCGCAGGCGTAGGTATTGGCTGCAACTGACCCGCTAGTACTAGTAGAAGTTAAACCGGGACTTGTCGAGGGCGGATTGACCGTCGCAGGGGTGGTGTAAGCATCAGCGCAAATAATGGCATCTAGCGTTTTGCAATTCAGCGCCCCGGTGAAGGTGTTGGTGTTAGTCCAAGTATTTGCCAAATCCTGCCCTGGTAAAGGCTTTTGAGACACCTGTGCACTCGCTGGCAAGGCCAGAAAAAAGAGGCTAATTCCTAGTCCAAATATCCCAAGTCGTCCCATTGCTCACCAATCCCATGAACTGCCCTTGTGCTGAAAGCGTAAAAGTTGTAAGCGTATCTATCGTCTGCCCACCAACTGGCGTCAGTATGGCTGTTCCCACGCCAGAATCAATCTTTTTCACGATGAATAGCTGGCCCGGAACACCCACCGCCGTTGGTAGCGTTACCGTGATTGTGCTAGCCGCTGTCGTCACGCGGTAGAGCGTTGCAAAGTTGGCAATCGTGAAATTTGTGCTCTGATTCGAGATAGCCAGCGAAAGATTTCCGGCTGTGATGAAAACTGGCGGAAGTGTTGTGCTCGTGGCAGTCAGCGTATTCAGGTTCGCTGTTGCGCCGACAATGCTATAGAGAATCGGCCCAACTTCGTTGCCTTGTGGGTCGCGGAAAGTTACCGCATAAAGTGTGTTCGCTGGCGTGATATTGTCGTTACCCCAGAGCGACACAGAAAAACTGCCATCCAGCCCAGTCATCACGCTATAAACTAAAGCTGGGAATATGCTTGTTCCGCTGACGCCTACTGGATTGCCTATTCCAATGTTCGTAAGCTGGAAAATGACACGCCCTTGCGCTATCTGCCCGGAAGTTAATGCTTGCAGGTTGCCGGAGACAGTACAGGGCGTCGGCATTTACTGGCTCAACTTTCTGGAGATAATTCCGGGTATTCCTCCACCACCGCCAACTCCGCCACCCACTCCGCCTTGATTCACGGGTGTCTGCGAAATAGTAACGGTTGCCGCAGCGGTAGAAAGTGCCGCTCCGGGCGTAGGCGTAGAGGGAGTGCCACGCTGGTTATAGGAGAGCGG